TTTATATTTTTCAGATTCACCTGATTCCCATTTTAAATTAAACCTCTCAATAACAAAAATCATATAACTTAATTCAAGTAAACTTCTAAAAAACCATCCTTTATACCAACCACAAATACCATTTCCAGAATTAATTGGGGCTGGTTTACCATACATAGGATTTTTTTCCCCTTTTACTGAATAAGATATTTTTTTCTTGAACTCAATCAACTTTTCATCAGCAATATCTTTTCCATATTTTTCTTCCCATATACCATAAAAAGTTTTACCATACATTGGATTATTTTTACCTGTAGTAACTTGAGACATTTTTTTTCTAAATTCATCGGTTTTATATACATTATTATCGCGACTATCAAGTATTTTTCTTTTTGTTTCATCACTATGTTTTTTACCAAAGAAAGGATTTAATTCACCATATTTACCATACATTGGGTTATTTATACCTAAAACTCTTTGTCTCATACGTTCTTTCCTTTCATCGGTCATCGATAATTTTAACCCGCAACTTTTACAATTACTATTTTTTTTATCAGCATTTAACATTGAGTACTTATTTGAATAATGTATTGTATTGTCACAAATTGGACATTTTCTAATAAAATTTGTCATTTAATATTTTTTTTATATATTTGTATCCGATATCAAGAATATCTCTAATAATAGATATATGGAAAATTTAAAAAATTTCGCGCTCCCCGAAAAGATTATCTATCTTGTTAGGGGAGTGCCTTAACTAGGAAGTGGTAAATCAACATTTGCAAAAACATTGGTGAAAAAAGATTATTGTCATAAAGAAGCCGATATGTTTTTTGTTGATAGGGATGGTAATTACAAGTTTGACCCATCAAAAATTAAAGACGCTCATAAGTGGTGTCAAGATGAAATTGAATTTGTAATGAAATATGACCACTCACCATTGGTAGTTTCCAACACATTTACCCAAGAGTGGGAGATGCAACCTTACATTGAATTGGCTAATAAGTATGGTTATCGTGTTACAACCTTGATAGTTGAAAATCGACATAATGGTGTCAACGAACATAATGTTCCAGAAGATAAAATCCAATTAATGAAAGATAGATTTGAGGTAAAGTTGTAATTCAATTCTTTTTAGATAACTTTTGAAATAAAAAGTACAATCCAAAGAATAGTCCCGAAATACAATACAAAATTAAGTTGGCGTAAAATATATTTCCGGTCAGAGAAATAAGATATAATTGGACTACATCGAAACCGAAGGGGTTGAAGAACATCCCTAGCATCAGAAACTTTACTGATACGTTTCCCAAAAAGATTTGTTTCCAAGTTTTTCTCCGTTTCATCATCATCCATATATGTTTGTTTAAATTTTATGGGATAATCACAAGTTATCCCATTTTTTATTATAAATATAGTGTTGAGTTATTTTAATTAATAATGATATTTATAATATAAAAACGATTATGAAAAAATATATAGTAGATGAAAATCAACTTCGTAAAGCAATACGTAATTTCGTTCTAAACGAACAATCTGAACCAAAAAAAGAATCACAAGAAAATAAACAAAGATGTTTAACTACAAACACAATACCATTGGATGAAATTGTCGGGATGAATGATGGATTCAAAAACTATACTTCAAAGTTATATAAAAGAAGCGGGGGTATTCGTGGAATGGTTGACGCATTGGATATCCTTAAAACATTACGTTTACATCCTGACGTTAATGATTCAGGTGAACATTTAGCTTATGATTTAATGAACCACTTAAATACTTTTAGAGGTAAAAATTATTTTGATGAAACAAATAGTCAATGTACTAAAGCTATGGATAAAGTTCTTGAACTTTATAAAGAAAATGAGCATGGTGAGGAATTGGTAAAAGACATTGAGAAGGTCTTATCCCACCCAGACCCATCTCCTAGAGCCAAAGAATATCTAAAAAGATGTCTGAATTTGGTGAAGGAAAAATAGTCCTCTAACGAGGTGTATTAGGACCGTTATCGTTATGGTAACATGAAAAGGGGAAGTTCGCTACTGTCCCCTTTTTTATTGTCATATATTTATGGTAAATAAATTTAAAAACTTAATACTATGGCAAAGGCAAAAGGTGGGTCTAACACATCGTTAAAACAAAGTTTCGGTAAAAAAAGAATTGGGAAACTTAAACGAAAATATGGCCCAAAAGAACAAAAACCAAAATTATATAGAGGTCAAGGTCGTTAATATAATAACTTACCTTATATTGTAAATATTTATCAATAAAAAGATATGGATAAATTTAACACATTTTTATCAAAAGTTAAATGGGGTTTTAGTGAGTTAGTTAAGATGTATTCTGCTGAAACATCATTCTTCTCTAAAAAACGAATTGAGTCCGGTATCGCCTTTATATTTGGTCAGTTTGGAATGATGTACTTCTTATTCAATAAAATTGATGTTATGTCAACCACTGATATTGTTATGTGGTCAGCGGTGGAATTTTCAATTGCAGGATGGATGGTTCATCAAATACAAAAAGAAAATAAATAAAAATCCCCTACTTAGGGGATTTTCTTATTTTAGGTACGACAATATCTTATCTTTTATTCCGGACTGTTTAATACCTTCATTTTCTCGTTTACAATGAACAAAGTTTTTAACACCCCCAATAACATTACCATGAACGTCAAAATTTTCACTCATATTCAAATCGTCAACTGCAACCCATTTGACATCATCTTTCCAAGCGTTGTGTTCTAACCACATTTTAATCTCATCAGAACGACCATTCTCTAAGTTATTACCAGTATAAGTTTTACTCCTTGGGGTAAATCCTATTGGTCCTTTGATAACACCGTTGTGTTCAAATATCTCACGTATTTCTTGTAATGTGTAATGAAATCTCCAATCTGAAGATAATATTATCTCACACCCAGTTTCTTGTATAATAAAGTTTAATGTAGATACACATTTACTATCAAATCTATACGTACCCCATTTGTTATCAGTACCACGCCCATAACAAGACGTGGTACAAATAACTCCATCTAAATCTAAAAAAAGTATTTTCATTTTACAAAGATAGTAAATTATTTTACTTCTTCAAAATCTACATCAGAAAAATCCGAGTCATTTACAGTATCATTACTTGACGCTTGTGTTGATTCATACATTTTTTGTGAAACTGCTTGGAATTTACTATTCACCTCGTCAATGTTTGATTGGAGGTTATCCATATCCTTAGCTTCAAAACTTGTTCTCAACTTAGTCAATGATGATGTAATGTCATTCTTATCTTCTTCCGAAATACTTTCTTCCAAATCTTTTAATGATTTTTCAGTTTGGAAAATTGTTGAGTCCGCTTTGTTTAATAGTTCAGCATTCTCTCTAACTTTGTTGTCCGCTTCAGCATTTTCCTCAGCTTCCATTTTCATACGTTCAATTTCCTCTTTTGATAAACCTGATGATGACTCAATTCTAATTGATTGAACTTTGTTTGTTCCTTTGTCCATTGCTGACACATTAATGATACCATTAGCATCAATATCAAATGTAACCTCAACTTGTGGTACACCCCTCATCGCTGGTGGGATACCATCCAAATGGAAACGACCAATAGTTTTATTATCATTAGCCATTGCTCTTTCACCTTGTAGTACGTGGATTTCAACACTTGGTTGATTATCTACCGCAGTTGAGAAAACTTGTGATTTTTTGGTTGGGATTGTCGCGTTAGCTTCAATTAACTTGGTGAAAATTCCCCCCATTGTTTCAATACCCAATGAAAGTGGGGTAACATCTAACAATAGGACATCTTTAACATCACCACCCAATACACCACCTTGAATAGCCGCTCCTAGTGCAACAACCTCATCTGGATTTACACCTTTTGATGGTTCTTTACCAAAAAACTTCTTAACCGCATCTTGTATTGCAGGAATTCTTGTAGAACCTCCAACCAAAATGATTTCATCGATGTCAGATGGTTTTAATTTAGCGCTTTTAAGAGCTGATTCACAAGGTTTGATAGTTCTCTCTACCAAGTCGTGAGAAAGTTGTTCAAACTTCGCCTTTGTTAACGTAAGTACCAAGTGTTTTGGAATACCATCAACTGGCATCAAATATGGTAAGTTAATTTCAGTTTGAGATGAAGAAGATAATTCGATTTTAGCTTTTTCAGCCGCCTCTTTTA